GTTCCGCACAACTGCACCACTACGTCAGTTTGAAGAACAGGCCAAGATTGCACTGCGCAAAGAGGGTCAGTCGCAAACTGTAACTGGTAATACTCCGGGAATGGCTGATGCATTCAAGGCTGGCAACGACGCCATGAAGGCCTCTATGAATGACATCGATGAGTACCAGAAGGCATTCATTGCAGCTATTCAGTCTGGTGGTGAAAGCAACGTCACGCAGGAGATGTCACAGGCCTATCTAGGCATGGTGATGAACGGACTAGCTAAAAACCTAGAAGGAGGCAAGGCTCCTAACTCAGCTCAAATTATAGGTGCTATGGAAGAACAACTGGCAAAGCTAGAGAACCTAGACCCGTCAGTGGTTGAGCGTTTCCGTACAGTTGTAGGGGAGTTGAGAAACCTCGAAGCAGGTCTGACTGACGCCAAGACTGTAGCCGAGAATATGCGCAACGAGTACAACGTCATCCTTGCGGATGCTAAACGTGACGCTGCAGCTAAGTTTGTAGACGACCTAGTACCGGGCGCAACTCCACAGATTACACAGGAGCCACAGGCTGCCTTTGATAAAATCTTCGGGGCCACAACAGGGCAGGGCAATACACTAGACAAGCTAATGGCTGAAGCAGCCAAGCGCCCCGACGGTGACTTGATCATCGCAGGACTACAGGCATCCTACTTACAGTTCATTAAGAACAAGGTGTTCATCGCTCGTAAGATCGCACTGGAGTCAGGGAATACGACTGGGGCGGTCAATGACGTGTCTGGTTATCAGATACAGGAGATCCTAAACAATCCATCGAACCCAGTACGCAACGGCCTAAACATTGTGTTTAAGAACAACCCCGGCCGTAAGGATCAGTTCCTGCGACTACTAGAGCTGCAGGATGTATCGACTGCATCACGTTCTATCCGAGGTGAAGCATTCGGGTCTACCACTACCTACGATCAGGATCTAACTAAGCTCGTAGACCGCTTGATCACGTTGCGCTACGGCGTACTAAACACTCGTGCTACTATCGCTCGTAACATTAGTAAGGCACTACTGAAGCCTAGTGTGGACGACATCCAACGCACCGCACAAGAGGCTATGGATATCCTAGTGGCTAAACCTGATGAATTTGATCGTATGCTCAGACTGACAGCCAACGGCAATGATAAAGAAGCCATGAGCCTGTTTGGTAGGTTGGCGTCCACTGTGGTTGATCAAACCCCACTTGCACTACGTGGTGCGTATCTAGGGTCTGAAAGTGTAGACGAACAGACACAGGAAGCATTACCACAATAAAAAGACCCCCGCACCGAAGTACGAGGGTCCATTCTAACTAGAATGGTGACCAAACCATTCCAGAATGTTTTACGCTTTTTCAGGCTCAGGGTCAACCGACTCTGGGTCTTTTTTTGCGTCCGCAGCATTGTTTTTCTCAAACAATCCAAGCTCAAATACAGATCGATTCAGCGTCCAATGCATGAACGGTAGAGATGAGTTAGAGCTGGTCATAAACATCTGTCCGTTGGCATCAAAGCCTGACACTACTACTGCTTGAAGGTTTGCCTCTAGGGCGTCATTAAGTGCCTTCGTCACTGGGTTGGTTTCTTCAGTCATATTATACTCCTATTGTGAAGAATTTGGCCTGAGACACAGGCACATCGAAAAATCGTTCGCCCAACCGTATCTCTCGGTTAGGAACTTCCACCTTGGGGGCGGCTTTAACTGCTTTGCGGGGAATTACGGCTACTCTGTGTAGTCCAGCGTTGAATACCATGAACACAGTAGGGTTCGTGAGGAACTTAGCCTTGCGTACAGGTATATGTATGGTGTCGTACATGAAATTCAATCCATGCCACGACGGCTTTACCTCTACTTCGCAGTTAAACTGCCTCTTATTGTTCGACACATGCAGATCTACACCGTAGATGTCTTCATTGTCGGCACATAGATAGCCATTAGACCGCCAGAACTGCTTTGCACGGGTTCTCGCTGCCTCATCAAACAGATTGTGGCTGGATCTTGAGAATTCTTTGTACATTTTGCAGTCCTTGGTTGTCAGAGAAAGCATCGTCAAAGCCACGCTGCCATTCCTTGTGTTTTATGGTTTGATCGTCGTAAGGAGAGGTAAAGACGCCCTCTTTGAAAGCATCTCTCCCCCTCTCATATGCGATTGCTAGACCTGTATTCTTCATTCGAGCCTCTTAGTTGGCCCCGCCAGCAATTCACCCCATTAAACGCCACACGTACCGCCTGACCCAGAGATATCGCAGATATCGTGAGTCTCGATAGCTTCCTCGAACTCTTCTCCCAGTTTTTCTACTGCTTCTCTATAGGAGACTGAAGTAAGAGGCTGACCACCACGACTACCGTCAGGATAACAAGTGAACCCACGAAGTCTGGGTGCGTATTTAGCCAATGTCTTAGCAAATTCTTCAACCGTGTCTTCATTGTTCAGCTTAGTACCGTATGCAGGTAGGTTAATCGTAGATGAGATGGACATATCCACATAATCCTGAACGTCAGCTTGGAATGCCATACGACGCTCATAATCTGCAGCTAGATCCAATGCACTTTCTACATTATCCGGATCTGCACCATACCGGTCAATCAATTCTTGCGCTGCGCTGTCCACAACGTACTGATACATCCAACGGTTCTGGCCCTTCAGGTAACGGCGCTTGTACGCTACTGCGAAAATAGGCTCCACACCTGTAGAAGTGCCAGCAAGAATACCAATGGACCCAGTAGGTGCAACAGCCCTGTTTGCAACAGGAACTGATACGGACATACGATCAGCAGTTTGGAAGCTAGTCTTGTCCGATACACCACGGTAGACAGACAGCCACGAATGTAGCTCTGGTGTAACTTCATAACGATATCCTCGTTTAATCAGCCACTCATGCATACCCATAAGACCCAGTCCTAGACGACGGTTCTTCTCTCGTGTCTGATATACTTTATCGTATGGTAGCTTGGCTTTCAGTGTTCCGCACAATAGGAACTTGGTAACTACTTCTACGATCTGAGAGAACTCTTGGATGCTTTCGATGCGCCCCATATTAATGCTCGATAGGTTACACACATCGCTGTCATCTGCAGAGGTTACCTCAGTACACGCATTACGCAGTGTCTCATCCTCTTTATCAAAGAAGTTGAACGAGAATCCCGGCTCCGCTGTTTTCAACGCCTGACGCACGTTCTCCATGAATACGTCGCCTACCTCATTCGTCTCGTAGTACTTCAGCAACCAGTCTGTATCGTAGTTGACCGATATGTTGGTCATGTCTAACGGGGCAGGGAAGTTGAAGTCATCTTGCTTCACATCCCAGTAGGTTGCACCAGTCTTGCCAATTGGCATGTTTTGCCAATCTTTTGCCATTAGGAACTCATTGATGTCACCATGCTGCCAGTTCAAGGATGCATAGATAGCAGAGCGGCGGCTGCCGCCTTGCATCACACGACGACCAATCTCGTTGATCATGTTCATCTTAGGCACTGGGCCAGATGCCTGACCGCCTGTCTTCTCAATAGGAGATCCCGCTGCACGATATACTGAGTAGTCTACACCAATACCACCACCAGTCATCAAAGCACTCTCAGCTTTCCACGACAAATCAGCCCAGTCTTCTCGTGTATCTTCCTCGGCCTTCAACAGGTAGCAGTTGTTAAAAAACTTGTTGGGGCGTCCTGCGTAATACAGGTAACGTCCGCCAGCCACCCACTTCATGTCACGGTGCGTTTCGTATAGAAACTGGCGTTCTTCCTTCGTCAGGTGATCGCCACATACATCTTCGATTAGTGTCTTGGATAACTGATCCCATGTCTCTGCGCCTTCGTGGCGATACTTATGGTTAAAGATGTCCTCGGAAAATTTGGACCGAAACATTGGGTTCAGGTTGGATTTATAACTACTCATTGGTTCCCCTATCTATTATCGCCAGAGCCTTGGATGACTCCTCGTGCCATGCGGCTGTTAAGTTTATCGAGATTGCGTTGGGCAATAGTTTCCATACCGATGCCCAAGTCAGTACAAAGGGCAGCCATGTACCAAAGCACATCGCCTACCTCATCGGCTATCTTCTCCCGTTCAACAGGATCGAAGTGTCCGTTCTTGTCACGTAAGACCTTCTTGACCTTACCTGCTACTTCACCCGCCTCGCTAAATAGACCAAGGGCAGGGTAAATGATTACGTCTGCGTCATTATAGATTGCTGTTTTTGTTGCCTGTGTTTGATAGTCGTCTAGTTTCACTTCGGGTTCCTTCTTCCATTTTTCTTCCTGCCACTTGCACGACAGCGATTTGTCGTAAGTCAGTAGGAAACGATGCTTTCGGGTTCTTGTCCGCCACTCACCTTCGAGCTGCTTCACAGGCCCACGGGAATGCTTCTTGAATGAGCCATCAGGCTGCTTAATCCAGAAGTCTTTCTTCGGGGCGGACAGTCCATAGTATTTGAAGTTGGATGCGGCGTAGACCGTACCTTGGTGGTAGCCTTTGTCAGCGTAAGACAGGATGGAGCGCACCTCATGAGAGGACCGTAGGAGCTTCACTGATCGGCTTACGAACCAGCTTGCTAGGTTGTGCTCTTCCTTCTGGTACTTGGGGTGTAGGACAAGCCTAGACAGCTCCCAGAATCCTTGCTGTTCGGTACGGGGTAGGCCGAAGCATCCCTTCAGTAATTCAGGTACAGGCCAGCCTGTGAATATACACACGCCTACTAGGTGATCACGATGGTGTAGCCCGACATTAAAACCAGACTTAAAGCCCTTCGATATGTCGGACAGGTAGTGATAGTTATGTAGGAGTGGTACGCATGAGGCCTTGCTGACCAAGCGAACCGAATAGTCCGCCTTAGTCATCTGCCTGTAGCACCTCAATGATCTGGTTGATGTACCACTTAGCCTTCTTTAAATCCTCGACAGGCTTACCTTTATATTGGTAGCGCCACAGATACTTCATGGCGTTACCTTGGCAGTAGGCTATAAATCCATCTTCACCTAATGCGTGGTAGATAGCTTCAATACATTCGATGCCGCTGTTATTATAGTGTGGTGGGCTATTCACCATATCGTGAATTTCCATGATTACCTCAGTGCATTTTCTTTTTGTTGAATGGGATAACCTTGGCGTCTTGGATGGCCTTCAGTAGCTCTTCGTCTGGCTCAAAGGACACACCTTCACCTTCCAACTCATCACGCAGCTCATCGGCGTAGCGGGACATCGCCCCTATCAATGCATACAGATAGATAAGATTGTCGAAGGACAGGAATAGGCCAGTCAGCATATCCTGTAGGTGGTGTATTGTTTCCTCACCCAGCTCTTCAGCTAAGTTGTGACCGCACATGATAGACATGTCGCCTTCGTCTTTCAGTTGCAGCATTAGCATCATGCTGTTCTGTGGGAGTTGCTCTGGTGTCATGTCATCCTGCCTTGGTTAAGAGTTTGAAAAAGTATTCAGCATCCACCACAGCCAGCGGCTTTCTTCTGTCCGCTTTAATGACCGCCACAGGTTCAAGCCCTTCCTTAGCATTGGTGCTGGCTTGATCGATGACGTTGTAGACTGCGAAGGATTTGTAGGCCTTGCACTCCACACTGATGGGGATCTGTTTTCGAGCGGCTGGCGAGAATTGTAGATCTTCCCCGCCAGCGCCCATTGAGGTGCTGCGAATGTCATCGGGTTCGAGAGACGGGAATAGCTCTAGGAGCCTATCTCGTACCCACTGTTGGTGCTTTCTCCCCTTCGCCTTTGCGGACGATGGTTTGATTGCCATTCACAGTTCCTCGCCCTTGTACTGGACGTACCAGTAGTGTTTGGGGTTCTGTGCTTCTGAGCCTGTCTGTGGCAGGTACTGAGCATTAGGCCAGCAAGAACTAAGAAACGGGCAGAAACCACACGTAGAGCATAGGCGCTTAGACCCTGTAGGCTTACGTCTGAAGGTTTCATCCTCTGGCTCGAAGCAACGCTCAAAGTCACTGTCCAGTGTCTTGACCGTCTTCTCCATGTCCTTGAGGATCTTGGCTACATCCCGTTTCTTTAGATCTGCCTCTACGACCTTTACTTGACCGCTGCTTTTATCAACAACGACCCAGCCGCCCGGCTCCTTACCTTGTGCCGCTGAATAGCCCACAAGTTGACCTATGTACCCGAAGTCATCTGACTGCTTCAGGCCATCGAAACCCTTACTCCACTTGTTACCGAAGGCCCAAGGTGAAGCTGACTTAGTATCGTAGACCTTGTGATCGATCTCGATGTCATCCTCACCTCGGACTTCAGTACCAGCTACGTCCAGTGTGACCTTATTTTTGCCGCCCGTTATGTTTGCCCCCGATATACGCAGGACAAGTTGCATGATTGCTTCAATCATATCACCGTGCATCATACGCATAATATGATTGTAAGGCAGACGGGACTTAGGCTTACCTGCTTTCTCCATCTGAAGCTGGCAGGTTGGTTTCGAGATGTTAGACATCCGCACACGGAATTCTTCGTTCTCACGGAAAAGCTGCTTGTGAAGGCCTTCCCGTACCATCTCGACACACTCGTCTATCCAAGCAGGATCAATGTTTAGTTGATCCGCTTCGTTGTTGGACAGACGATCCATAGTCTGGTGGATTCTGGCTTCTAAGATCAATCGTCTAGATCCGAATCCAGATCATCTTCGAGCGCATCGATTGCGTCATCATCAATAGACCGCTCTCGGATCGCTCGTTCATACGACGCATCGATTGACTCATTCTCCTTCTTCACCATCTCGGCAAAGTGGATCATCGTATCAAACGTCTTATCATCCATAGGAACAGGGTTCTTCAGATCAGGCGTGTAGTGCCATGTATAGTAAGTGACGCTACCGTTCTGATGTTCAGCACCACTTACCTCAATCCATACGTCGTTGTAGTTACGACCATTCAACTTTTTCACGACTTCGTCTTCGAAGTTCATGTAGCTTGAATTCTTGTTTAGGATGATGGCAGGTACGTTCTCTATCGTGACCTCAGTACCGTCCACAGTTTTGCCTGTGTAAGACACCAAGCAACGTAGCTGACGGAATAGAGTAATACTCTTGTATTGCGCCTTACGATCTGGTGACCAATCCTTCATCTCTCGGGATGTAGGCTTACCACAACGGATACCGCCTCGCTGATCACGAGCTTCATGGCTCATAAACGGGATCAGGAGTGTCTTATTACGAACCTTGTTTTCGTCTGGATCATAATCAATCCACTGGAATAGCTGTGATAGCACACGGATCTTAACACTGTCCGCATACACAGCCTGTTCGTAGTTTTTAAGATACAACTTACCTTCAAACTGACGAATATCATTGCCTTCAGCGTCTTTGCGCTGAGTGCTAAACTTCAATTCTGGTAGCCTGTTTCCGCTTTGTTGTGGCTTATCATTCAAGCCTAAGATTGCATTTAGTTCTGCTAATTTTGCACTGTCAATTTTCTGCAGCTCGCCCATAAAATGGCTCCTCTTTTGTTGGTCCTTAGTTATACGATAATTAGGTGTCCAAATCAACACTTAGTTCATCTATCTCCATCCAATTTTTGCCCACCGAATACTCTGTATCCAGAGGCAGCACGGCCTGATAGTTGAAGCGTTTTTGGAGTTCTTCATCCACCCCGCTCATAGCCCACTGCAATGCACGGCCTACGTCCTGTATTTCATCAGGGTGGATATCGACGACGATACTATCGTGTACCGTCAGTATTAATTTCGAGCGAAGACCTTCTTCACGAAACTTACGCAGCGCCCGAATACAAGCGAGAGGAACGATGTCGGCTGTCGCAAAACTTTGGCACGGAAAGTTGACGATCTGCGTGTGTCCGCTGACTCGTCCATTCCTAGACCGTTTAGCTCCGGGGAACGCAAATTGTCTTCCACTCGGAGTTTGTATGTACCCTCGTGCCAGTACATCATCTCCGAGGCTCTTATGCCAACGGGCAAGGCCTTGGTATATTTTGAAATAGGAATCGAAATACTGCCTGACATGAGCGGGTTCGCCCATCCCGAGGCCGCCATAAAGGGGTTGGAACGTCTTTGCTTTGGCGGATGATCTCTCATCTTTGGTCACCTCTTCTTCTGGTTTCTGTAGAATGATTGATGCGGTCTGGCGGTGTACGTCTTTACCATTCAGAACGTCATCGATGATTTGCTGATCTCTCGACAGCATCCCAGCCACCCTAAACTCAAGGCCGCTGAAATCCATTTCGCCGGTCATCCCGTTAGGGAAACGGCTTACAATCGCCCGTCTAACTTCGAACTTTGATCCTTTAGGAAGGTTTTGGAAGTTGGGGTTGGTAGAGGACAGACGACCTGTAGCAGTCACGCACTGGTTAAATGTGGAATGCAGTAGTCCACTGGGTCTAGTCCATGTTTGTATACCTGTAACAAAGCTGTCTAGGTATGTGTTGATAGCATTCAGACGCTTGATCTTAGTTAGGAACTCAACTGCAGTCAGGTTGTTCTTACCCTTAGCCTGATCAATCAGCTTACCAATCGTGATCTTGTCAGTCTTAAATCCATTGATCGATGCATCTGATGGCACAGTAGGGACGAGCTTCAGCCCTGCTACTTTGCTTTGTGGTATGTACAAAGCGCCAGCCCCTTTGCAGACAGGACACTTGCTGCGGTTCTTCCACGGATCTCCATTCTTCTTAAACTTCTGGATTGTGCCGTAGCCTTCACACTCTTTGCAGCACATTGCTACTGTGCGGTATACCTTCTGTGTTGTGGATCTGACCGCTCGATTGAACTGGCTTTGGTTCATACGAGGTGGGCGCAGGGCTTTGCCTTTATGGTCTACACCGATGTTCCATGTCTCACGGTGTTTCTCACGATCCATTACTTGGCGGCTGTAGACCACCTTGGTCATGTCCTGCCCACTGTTCAGGTTAATAGGAGTGTCGCCCATAACCTCAGAGACGATCTCCTTCAGGCGCTTCTCCAGTTGATCCTTTTCAGTACGGTAGTTGTGTTCCACCTCACCCAACACGTCTAGATCGATCTTGCATCCGTTGCGCTCGATCTCCAGCAAGAACCAAGTCATATCGTTCATCAGCTCTACAATGTTGTGTAGCGGCTTGTTCTCGTTCGTGTTGAACTCAGTTTGCTGTGATAGATAGATGTCACCACAACTTACTATGTCCGCCTCGCCATACTCCTGCACGACATCAATTGGCATAGCCTCGAAGCCTATACCGTTCTTAAACATCTCATCTACAAGATCGCTCTTCTTACGAGTAACATCACGAGCCTCGGCTATCTTACCAAGTCCCAGCTCACGGCGTTGTCCCTTTGCTAGGATGTACTCATTGATCATTGTGCAGCGCAGGATTGGGGGCAGCTTAAACCCAGCCTCTAACAACCAGAACGCATCGAACTTAGTGTTGTGGCAGATCATGCCCTTTGCCTTGTCCAAATAGCTTTGGAACTTAGCAGGGTCTGCAGGTGCCTTTAGTTCATTATGATAGTAGAAGTCTGTAATAGGATTGGTCACACCGTCGGGTGTTAGCCAGCCATACTGCGCACAGATAAGTTTATTGTCTGGGTTCTTTGGACTGTTGTCCCACTTATTGCCACGCTTCTTAACAGTTACTTCAGTATCAACTACTAACCAACCATCCTCATGCAACATAGCGTGACACCTCTGGCTCGATGTTACATACAATAGTGCCATGCCAGCCCGACAGCTTGTTCTTACTCACCGTAATGAACCGTGTGGTGTCTGGTTGGTTATCCTCGTTATCGCCAGAGTGTCGGCCTAGACCAAGAATGAGATCACTCTCCGCTGCCTTACCGATCTTACTGCCTTCCATCATCGTGTAGGTCAGTCGTGTCTTACCGTCCGCCTCGGCACTAGCTTGGCTCACTGCAAGCAGAGCACACTCATAACGCTTGGCTGTCTCACGTAGGCGACGGTATAGCTCCCGCAGCCGCTCGTGTCCTGCATTATACTGACCAGCAATCTGTACCTTGTCAGCCTGATCGATCACAACACAGTCTGGTTTGATCTTCTCGATGTAGGCTTCGATGCGGTCTAGATCCCAATCCTGAATATCTTTCATGATTAGGCGGTCTTTAATGGCTGTGTACTTGCGGGTAGCTTCTGGGGCGTTCTCAGTAATCTTCTTACGATCCATGCCAGTCCACGCTTGGTAGGCACGTAGCTTGGTGCGCTTTGTTACTTCCTCATTTCCGAGGTACAACACCTTAGCACCTTGCTCACAGAACCCACCGGGGCCAGCTAGTAGGCTGATAGTAAATGCGGTCTTACCTGTTTCTGGAGTGGCAAAGATAATACCAAACTCGGCTGGCCCTATGCCGTATACATGCCGTGATAGGGTGTTGATGTTAAACTGCCAACGGGCGTCATCACCTGTTTCAGCCAGTAGTTCTTCCAAGTCATCAGTCGTAGGCTCACCAAAGTCATCAGGAAGGTAGCCATCCAGCGAACGCTCGATTAACGAACGTAGGCGGTTCATGGCTTCGTAATTACCCTCAGACATATTGATGCCTAAGTCAGCGATCTCACGGCCTATCTCACGACGCCATAGGTTCTCTATAGCATCACGGGCTACGTCTTCAGAGATGTCATCAGCATATTCAATGGCGCTAACCAAATCCTGAATAACGTCTTTCTCGGCTGCAGTAGCGACTGGGTTCTTGAGAGAGAATAGGATCATCAGCTCTTTGGCTGTGATGTCGTGCTGATACTTTTCATGGGCATCTATTAGGATTTGGTAGATGTCCGCAGCTTCATCAGCAAATAGGGATCTTTTTAGTTTGGTTTTGTTTTCGTTGTAGAATGTGCTCGATAGTAGGTTCTTTAGTATTGATTGGTCCATGCTCCACCTAGTTAGACTCATAGTTGTTATTGGCTAGGTGTTGTTCATAACACTAAACAAAACACAAAAAAAGCCCCATCGTTATGATGAGGCTCCTATTGTAGTTGATTTGTGGTCTAACTAATTGTTTCTAAACTTCATTTTTTTGATGTCGGGTGCGTGATCACCACGACGTTCTTTAAGATCGACTTGCGTATGCACAACATACTTGTTGCCTTCTGTGAGTAGTTTAACGGCTTCGTCCATCTTATCCTGCATCTCTGCAGCTTCCCTAAACCCCGGGAATTCGAAGTCACAAAGGATTATACCTCTAGCTTTCATTATTACCTTTTCCTTTAGTTTAACGTCGGTACTAGGTTAGCTTCGACGGTTGGTTGTTGGTGACCCAGTTTTCCTCTGGGTAGTGACTCGTATCTATAGGGAAAGGATTGGCGGTCCGCTAGGGGGATTCTGTAAGTCGCTGAGTTTTCTGATCCAGTACATTGCTAAGTATATATCAGTAACCCGAGTTTTAGAATTATATGTAGACGCCCTACGGTTTACTCTAGCACCGCTGCCACCACTCAAGATGAACTCCCAAGTGAAGATGCTGTTTACTGTAGTATACTCTGTATCTGTTCGCCAGTGAGGCATTTTAGGTCTTCTCTAGTTAGTCGTACATTTACTTCGGTTAAGTATTGTATCTTCTTGGCTAGTAGTAGTGCCTTAGAACTAGCATCCAAGTCAAGGACAATAGTACACTTAGTAAATTGTCGAAGTTGGCTTTTGATAGGGGTGGTTATATTTGTACCCAGTAAAGCATAGCCTACTAAACCTTTGATTCTAGATACGGCACAGGCTGACGCTACGTCTTCTACAAGAATAGCATGTCTGCCAGATCCTACCTTAATACCATATTGAGTATCACCAAAGGTCATCCACTTAGGCTTGCGGTTATCTAATGCTCGACCAACTGCACCAGTATTATCATGCGTAAAATACAACACACGATTAATAGCTGGGGCATACCTTACCTCGATCATCCTCTCTTTATACGCATCGTAGGCATTTACTGATTGTAGATACTCTACTGCTTTGGGATGATTATCTATGTCTGATAAAATAGCGGGGATATCATTACTGCGCTTAACAGCACGTTTAATGGTACCATTCAGCCTGTCTTTAACAGCCTCTATAGACCGACCCGTATTATATGCACCTCGGACAGTACAGGATGCTTTATAGCAATTCCATACAGTACGTCCATCGATCTTACTAATAGTGAATTTCTTACGACCACCACAGAACGGACAATCTAATGTCTTACTATCCCCTTCTTTAAGGGTAATATC